GGGTGTGAAAACTTACACCTGCTCTATATACTTTCGTATTATAGAGGCGCAAGTTCGCTTCGCTAAGTCGGGTTCAAATCCCACGCAATTTTACCTGTTACAGGTTTATTGCAGCTTAGGTACACTTAGACTTAGGAGTGTACATCCTTCAATGTAGAGTTCCGAGCTGGAACTCTCATAAGGCTCGTAGTGAGCACCCGGGATTGGTCGTCTCGGGAGTAGAAAAGAAGACTACTTTAGGTTAGACTATCTTCCTTTCTGACTTTAACGGCTGATGCGCTAACTCCCACACCGCAGGTGTGGATAGGTTGGTTATTTACTCAGAGTAAAAGTTGGATAAATTGTTTAGTTTTTTTAAAAATGAGGTACTGGCCATAGAACCAGAAACTGCGGCTACCCCGCACATATCAACAAAGATATGCCATCATGAACCCCGGACAGAAACGAGGAAGTCGTCCGCCTCAAACCCCAAACTACAGCCGATCGTCTTCACGATCAACCACCTCTTCGGTTGGGCTCACTAGTGAGCCCCAAATGCTACTGGACCGGTTTTCTGCGCAGCTAGCTGAACAGGAACGACACCTTGCTGATCCGACCTCGCGTCCGGATTGGCCTATTTGTTGTTTCTGCCCAAGCAAACTGTCTGTAGACGACGTCACGGGTAAAATCGTAATCTGCAGAGCTTGCGTGAATTCCCATGATGAGATCTTCAGGCAGTTAGAAGCGCAATGTTCACCTGTCCTTGAGGCTCCATCGCCTCGAACTGTCCTTGCTCCAATTGAGGAGGAACCAGAGCCAGTTGTCTCTGAAAGTCGCGTTGGGATCGTAATCCCAGTTGTTGAGGATGTTCCTGCACCGGTCGTCGAACCTCTGCCATTTCTGACAGAGTACGCTGCCCCCCGGTGGGAACAAGAATCTCTTCTCGTTGGCGGGTCAGTATCTAGGCCCGTCATAAATTTTCCGAAAGTTCACTCACCCTCGGTCGCTGAGACTTCACGTGCCCCAGAGTTGGTTTTCACCGCTCCGAAGACGACCGACAACGTGACAATTACTCTGGTCGTCACCGTCCCCGGCGGTGATGTTGATAAGTGGTTAAAAGGCCCTTCTAGGATGAGCAATCTCGACTGGATTCTCCGTGAACACGATCGAAGGATCGAACGTGAGAACCGGTCACTCATTAGGGCTTCCCTATATAAGGTTCGATCGAAAGCCTATTGGGCTGATCTCGTTTCCTCGATGAAGGAACGTAGAGCAGTCCAGCAGAAGGCTTATCGCACTGCTAGGGACCAGTCTCGAACTGCTATCTCTGCCCCTCTGGTTCTGGCTAATAAATTTTCGTGTCTCACCGAAGATGAGCGTGAGGATTTCTACCATGGGATTATCCCTGCGGTAAGGCCTTCACTTCCGACCCGATCGTGGCCTAAGCGTAAGCGTGCCCCGATCCCCGCGGAAAAGAAGAAATCCCCTCCGGCTCCATTCGAACGTGATCCGTTGCTCCTAGAACGGTTACACAAACTTCTTGAACATCTGTTAAATCAGAGACGCAAGAAGATTCATCGAAAGGTTACTGTCTCCCGGTCTTCCTGCGAGCGAATGTCTTGTCCTTCGACAGGTACACTTCTCTCAACCAACACTGTTAAACGTGCTAAGGCAGACAACGTCGGTTTAGTCGGCATTGAATCGAACCCTGGGCCTGAATATTCAGGGCCACTCGATGCCAACTTCTCGATTAGTCTAACGGCAACTCTTCCTTGTCTTCGTGTTAACTACTCGCAACTTCAAGCATTTGATGACGCCGAAATGGCAGAATTGATGAGGTGTGGGTATGCTACGAAATCCCCTTGGAATGAAGTCAGTATATTGTGTTCTTGGATCGRGAAGGGCCAGTCAGTTCTAGGCTGGGTCTTTAGTGATCGATCTCATCGGGCCGCCGCCGGTAGCCATAAAGTCGCTTGGTATCAACCGACTCTGCACGTTTACATGCAGCAAGGCTACACAGGGAAGCTCCTTGCCTACAGGTTTAACTGTTACGAGTGGAGTAAGCAAGCTTCGACAGCTCAGGATCCCAAAGCTATTCCTGGTCTAGAGCAGAGTGTCGCGGAAGACTTCACAGACGGCAACTGGTCAACATGGTTCCAGCTCCTTCAGAAATATCAAGATAGTCTCAGAGCTTGTAAGAAGGAGATTTCAGAATTGAAGAAGCCTGAGGGTGCCAGGAAACACTGTAAACATCACGTCTACGCCGACGATTTCACATTGCTTCCTCAAACTCAATTGGAAGAATTTCGGAATCTGTCCCTCAACAGGACAGATTTCATAGATATCATGAATCGCCTGACTAGCCCTTCGGTTTACACTTCCCCTTACATTTATGACACCATAGCCAATTTAGACAATCAAATCGGAAACAATCTGACCCGTTACCGGTCACACTCCGAAATTAAAATTGGGAACCGTATTCATTCCTGTGAGGATGCTCCTGCYACTACTATCACCAACGGCTTAGATTTTGAAAGTGGATCTGATCGTAATGACCAGTGTTCCACAGACGGAATCGTGACTAGGCTAAGGCATGACGCTCAAGATCCTGRCGTCCGTGACTTGTCCYATGAAGGTCTACACGGTGTAAACTTTGACTTGTCGGTTTCTCCCAGRTCTTTGCCCCGAGGAACTTTGGAATTTTTGGCTTCGATCAACTATGATCACGTTCCACCTAGAGATATTGTGCTTACAGCTAATCGCATGTGGCTTAACGATCTCCCAGGTAGTCCGTACATCATCGAACTACGTTCGACGACTGACGCCAGCCATATCGTCTATGATCGAAAGAGGAAGACGAAGATGATTATTTACCTCCAAGGTGTAGAAGGCAAACAGTTACAGCTTCTCCGGTTCGAACCTCTGTTTCACTTGAAACACACAGCTAGAGCTCTCGTTCTGAACGGCGGTCGTATGGGATCCAAGTGGTTCGCGCCATATAGGCAGGAATACCCTACCCCTCAATACGAGTTGCCCTACGTTTACCCCGTTAGCGCAGGTTGTTGTTGGATCAAGCGTGCGGATATGGAACTTCACAAAGTTGACTGGTACAAGGCGTTCTCTGGTTGGTCAGGGGTCTATGGTGTCGACGAAAATATGTTAGCCAGGTATGAGGGCTTCATGTTTCTCCGAGGCCGTTCGTTCTCAACAAGCACACATGCTGGAACGAACGTGCCGGTGACTACGCATTTTATTGACGCAGACACACACCAGACATACTTCTCGGCTTATTGGTGGTCGGCTAAGATTGCGAGGCGAATCAATTCATTAACATTCTCTCACAGTCAACACTGGGATGACGTTAAGTTATTGCTTCCTTCTCAGACGCCTTACGAACATGATTTGGATCCTTCGAAACTGTTCGGACAACTACCAGGTCGAAAAGTCCCCTATGACCGCTTACCGACGTTGGCTATACTGGATGACGGTGGAAAAACTCTGCTTTGTAACGCGTATGATCGGTTTGTGACTCCAACTCATTCGAAAAGAGTCATTTACTACGGGCATGCAGCACTGACACCGGCTATGGTGGATTTCCTACTTACACGGGACATCATCCTAGTCGTCGCCGAACACTGGTGTGCTTCATTTGACACCAGTAGGTTTGACATAAAAGTGCAGCGGCCCATCAACGCGAGACGAAAAGTTAGTTACCACTCATGTGAGAATCAGACTTCTAGAAGCCCTCTTTCCCCGAATGATTTCTTCAATGAGTGTGTGACGTTCGCCAACACCCACTTGGAGACTAAGATTCGCAGGGATCCCCGGCTCGAAGTTTCAGAAGCTAACCCTGGTGCTAAACTGGTTTTTGGCTATGATGTTTTCCCTCTCGGTTATGCTAAGGATAGCAGGTTCCGCGTCACATTGGAAAATGGATGTAAGGTTTTCAAAGCAAATCAGCCGGACATTTCCACTCTTCGCTCTATGAGCAGGGTGTGGGCCGACCCGGCCACTTTTTATGCTGAATTACCTCAGTTCATTAAGCCAGTGGCGCCTGAACCAGTGTTAAATCGTGCTACTATTAATTGGTATGGATACGTATACTCGATCTTCTCTTTGCTGAGAGGAAAAGCCATATACCCTATAATTTTTGTAGCACTGATGCCCGCTGTCTTAGCTAGGCGCCAAATAGTCTCAGCAATTTCAACTCAAACAGTCAATGCTTCACGACCTGTCTGGAACGCTTATCAAGCTTCCGGGAACACGTATCAAACTCTGAATATTAACCACATTTACACGCAGCCCCTTCAGGCAACCGGTAATTTCAGCAAGTTTATTTGGTCACTAGGCATTTGGGTTAGAATTGCCAGGCAATTTGGCAATGTTTTCTACGGTTTACTCGACACGGCTCACGAGATTGGCATTGTTCTTGTCACGTGGTTAGCAGCAGTCATTTTCGTCTTTGGAATCTGGTTTCATCTGTGGGGTTACAAGTATCAAGGCATCGTACCAACGATCCTTGATGACAACGCATTATTCTCAATCTCAGATAACTCGACACCAGTGACCGATGAAGATTTGTCAGAAGCTCTCTGCATAGTCACCTACGGTACCCGAGGCGACCACATTCCAATGCAGTACTTTGGCAGGTTGGCAGCTCTATATGGCGTCCGTACCCACAACTATCAAGCACACCTGGGTGACAACAAGACGTTAGAACAATTACGACGTGCGGATTTTACTGGTCTTCGATTGCGATATCTAGAATTGATGACGACAAGCTTGCTGCCTTATAAGCAAATTATGCAGCCATTCGTTCATCTAGGCGGAAAGGTTACCTCATACACGTTGTCTCCTTCGGAGGCATTCGTTCATCCTTTAAATTTTGGAGGTAATCCAACGCTATTCTCGAAGTTCGCTTCATTCGCCAACCGTTTCTTCAATCCCGATCTTAGAGTCGGCGCTTTGAAGGAAAGCGTGTTACCACGCTCTCCTGACGGAAAGAAACTGTTACGTATGTTACCAGCTGTAACAGCTGGTCCTGAAGCATACACGCATGGCTCAGAAGACGCTTCAGTAATCCCATACGGGGTCAAATTGCGGTGCCCAAAGCTGGAATCCGGTGATCATCAGATCGTCATGCGCAAATATAGCGGAATATACTCTCACGCTGGAGCCGGTACTCTCCAGACAATTTTAATGAGTGGAATCCCTGTCGAACGCAGACATATTTGTGACATCAACATCGATCGTTGGTACCACACTATCCCTACACTAAACGACGTGACTGAACGTTCGCCTTATGTGTTCCTAGGCTATCTAATCGTAAAAGGTTTTGACCTTAAGATTAGTTTGTGGGACAAGTTTTTGGCGATTGGCATCTGGCTGTTCACTACGTGTACAGCTAAGTCATTCGTTGACACGATTGCTTGGGGATATCGGTACTATGCGGTGTTCTACGGATTCAGGTCTATATTGCACCAGGTGATTCTTGTTATCTTGACTTTTCCTTCGATAGCGCATTTCTTCGGCGTCACTTGGCTAAAATTACCGCTGTGTGCGATAGCCTCGGCACTAATTGACGCGCCGATTTTGACGCAGATGGGTTCAATTTGGACGCTTCTCTACATGGCTTACCAATATGCACAATTCGTGCCCAAAGTCATAAGTGAGATCTCAAGTTGGCTGGACACTAGAAGTGAATTAGTCATGACTTCAAACGAGTCATTTCCTGCTCCGTTCGGTCACTGGTACGTTGTTGATCATAGATCAGGTCGTAGGTACGAAGGGTCTTTCTCCGGCTCGAAAGGCTGGCATCAAAAGTTTGGCTGGATAGCTCATACGCGTGTTTTTAACAACACAGACATGGAGGACAGAGGTTACTATCAAACTCTGTACATGTTCATAACAGCACTAGCATTTATTGTTGCCACGGCTTGTTTATGTTGTTTTAGTCATCCTCTCATTAGTTTTTCAATGGTCTTGGTTAGCATTTTCCTCTTTGCCTTTGTCATCTGTGAACCTCTATATCAATACGCACAATATGGTTCCACGCAGAAGATTAAGAAAGAATACAGGATACCGCTACCTTTCACCTCGAATACTGTTGAGAGGATGGCTGCTGCATATGCCCGGAATGAGGACCTCGGCGGGTACCACCCATTCTTCAACTGCCAATCTCTGGTTATTCCCCTAGTATACGATTCGACACTTTTCTGTGCTGCTTTTTGTACACTGGTTTTCTTGTTCACGCTAACAGTCCTGATCCCTGGTTGGGCCGCAGCCGTCATGAAACCCCTAGTCAAAAGACTCTCCATCCGCATTTGGGATGTTAGTCTGGAAGATATACTAGAGGATATTCAACGATCTACAAATTTTGCTGCTGCCCCCCCTGTCAAGACAGAAAACGTTCCATCGGACCCATCGCCTACTCCTTTCAAGGAAAGAGTCCAGGGATACCGAGAAGCTGGCATTCCTGAGGTTGAATTACCTCAGGATGAGCAAGCCGAACTGAAACTGATCGACTATTGGACAAGGAAATTCCACGAGCCCCTTGACATCTTCGAACAAGTACAGACTCTGTATAAGCTTTCAATGGATCCAACACAATCACATCCGTTGTCAGAAGCTGAGGCTGAACACGTACGAGCTATGACATTGGCTAAGTACCTGGAGCACCACGTTTCAGAGGAGGAGGTAGAACTGGAAGCCCGTATGCCTGGAGCCACTTCGATCATTCATAGCGAGATGCCACCATCCCAGAATGACCCAACTAGTCCGAACGCCCACTTGTGGGCGAAATTTGTTGGGAAATTGGACGAATTCTTGTCCATCTGGTCTGGTGAAAAATTTGTTTCAGACATCATCTCATGGCTTCGCAACCAGAGGTTTAAACACCTTGGCGATTTGGCTTTCCGGGTTTACCACCTACTCTGTTTTATAGGTCGGATTGTTTACACCACCTCTTTTAACGCTTGGCGGGTACTGAATCTTGGGATGACTTGCTTTCTAACTTGCATCTTCCCTGTGGAAGAAGCAAAGAGGCTAAAGTCAGCTTGGGCATTCGCGGGTCTCACTAAAACCCCTTTCCTCTCAACAAAGCGACGATTCGTAGAGAACATCGCTTGGTCCACAAAAGAGGAACGGGGTGATTTCCTGGAGAGCTTCACGTCTATGGTCGATGAAATTAATCATTACTGCCAGAGACACGGAGCTCCCGGAATCGAACTGCACCCGCAATACCGCAAAGTGAACGTAGGGCGCCCCGTCTTGGACGACGAGCAAGCCACTCTACTGGGGCTTAATAAGGATGCTTACGTGACGGACCAACGAAGTACCGACTTTACTAGGTCGTTACGCGAAAAGGGCACTCCCATCAGTGCGGATACTGTTTATCTCACTGACAAGATTGAGTATGTCCAACAATCCGTTCGTAGGTACATTCCCCGGTACGAACCCATATCTCATGAGGACAAGCTCCTCGCTCATGAGATAGCGGCTGAATTTGGTTCTCGATTCCCTGACTCCTTCAAAGATGCGAAGACGTTGACTCCTAGGCAGGTCCAGGCGTATTACAAAGCGAAATATGCGCCTGGGTCCCCATGGATTTCAATCTATAAATCACGTCAAGCACTAGAAGACGCTGGGATCACCAAAGCTCTATTCGAGATGGTCGAAGACCGATTGGCGAGTGGTAAATATCCTGACATGTATCACAAAGCTTTCGTGAAGTCGCAAGTTGTCAACCTAGACAAAGTTATAAATGGTAACAAAAACGTTCGAACCGTTGTTGCCCAAGAACTGCTGACTTACTTCATGAACATGTGCATGGAACTGGAACGTAACCACCGTCACAATTGGAAAGTAACCGGTATGGGAATAGGTATGCCTATGAATCAAAGCATGATCACTCTATATAACAATCTTATGCGTAGTAAGAAAGAGTGCGGGGGCATGTACGCAATAGCGGATGCCCACGAATATGATTCAAGAAAAGCACCATTCACCTTTGAAGTACTGGCGAAATTGGCAGAAATCGGATATGAAGGAAAGCCTCAAGCATCTGTTCTCAAAGCGAAATATGACGCTTTACAGTCCTCCTTTATTTTCCAGGAAACTATGCCAAACCACCACAATTCGACCTCTGTGATAGTCCCCGACGCGGCGATCGCTTCTGCTCTCATGAAGAAGCATCCTGATAAGTTCATCACCGCCGAGCTTTTACACTCCGTTTTTCCCCGTCTGTCCCAGACGGATTTGTATAACGACTCCCATCCCATCCATCGCCTCTACGCTGACAAGGTTGTACTAGCGACGCGAGAAGACGAGCTAACGTTCACAGATTCAACTGGCAGGATGAAGTACCGCTTGTTATCCCCCATCTTCGTGAGGGCCTATCTAAATGAGCAGCCAATTGGGAGTCCACTCCCTTTCCAATCTTTTCAGAATGTGGATAAGATGAAACAATGGCTCATTGATGAGGTTCAACCGAACATCCATCTCTTGTACAATGTCGCCCAGAAAAACCGCGGAGGTGGTACTGGCGAAAATGCAACGAGTTGGGACAATGGTTGGGGTTATAAAGCGGCGTTCATCGCCACCTGGGTTAGGTACAACGAGAAACTTGGCATTAGTGTGAAACCTAGCGATTTTTTCGCTCAAGGCAACATCCTCTACAACACGGGAGATGACAGTGCGATCAAACTCACAGGAGTTGACACTGCTACTTTTAACAAGTCCCTGTGGTTAGAGTGTGCCTTGTACTACGGTCTAGAATTAGATTTCGATTTCACTGACGACATCAAAGAAGTGGAATATTTAGGAAACGCTATTCGCCGTCCGAACACCGATGACCTCGTTAAACTCAAAGCGTGGCAGAAGATGATGACTAATGTGCAGCGCAGCCGAAAAGAGGAAATTTGTCCTCCTCCGCTGCCCCGTTGGTTGGTTTACCACAAAGAACGCGACTCTTTCATACGATTGAGTTCTCGCCGTTATTATCAAAACCAACCAGGAAATTTGTCATTCGTCCACCATAACCTCGCAAAGTTTGCCGGAACCGCGACTATAGCGGTTTTCAACCCTACCCTCTGGAACGTGCTCGCCAACGAATATTGCTCCGATGCGGAACGACTAGCCAAACATTATAATGTGCCAGGCTTTACCGCTACAATTAAAAAGGATCAATTCGGTTTGGATTACATCGCGCTCTCTGACAACTCCAATGCTAGGAGGGGTTCAGACCTGAGACGACACTTACGTGCCCACCCCGGTTATAGGTTATCTCGACAGGAAGAATTTTTCACTTTTCTACAAGGTGCTAAATTCCCGTCGCAAGCGAAGTCTATCCGAGATGCTCTAGATATTAAAACCGAGTTACCAGTGATTGCACAACAGCTTTCATTCATCCAAAAACTCGAAAAGAAATCTGGAAACCTCTTGGATACTACGAACTTGGTCGTGGATTACCTATCAGAGGAATTAGCAGCTATACCTAGATACATTTATAAAATGACTGCTAACATCCTGCCCGCAACCGGAGAACCTGCGTTTGCTTCCGCCAACTATCCAGTGGAACATTTCGTTGCTGCCTGTCAAAAGCCTGAAACCGAAGGGTTCATGCTTGGAAAACTCGCTCGCAGTCCATGGGCYTCAGTCACTAATGGTTCCGATTTTTATCGTCACCTACAAGACACTGAGTTCGCCACAAATCACGAAAGCCACACGAAGGAAGCTTACGGCTCCAGGCTCGTACTCGCTCTGGTCTTATATTGTCTGTTCTACTTTTTGGAAGGTTACTTCGTCCGTATCCCCATCTTTGGCACATTCATCCGCATCTTTTATTCAATTATGATTGATGTGCCAAAAGTCTATGGTGTTCTTTCGTGTTTATACTGGCACTACTATGGTGACAATTCACCCATTGTAAGCGCTCTAATGCCGAAGGACATCTTCATCTGGGGAAAACGGTTCGCAGTGTTTATCGCCGCAAACCTGCCAATGTTCCTGTTCGACTATCCAATCTCTCCCTTCTACTACTTGTATTACGCATTGTCCTTTATAGTGGTTCCTATTGAAACGCTATCCATGTTAATAGTGTCCGGTAAGCAGCAAAGCGAACATCCTGGCTCTAAGCCACACGCTGCTCCGTTCGACAATCCATGGGACAATGAGGTACGATCCGAGGAAGGTAGATTTCAGGTGCAGATGAGGGCTAAGACTGATCTAGTGTTACCACCAGTCAACGCCTCAAGTCAAGCGATCGTTGTCAAAGACGTACCACGCCCCTTCGTTGTCAAATCGGCAGTTGGTTCTGGCAAGTCGTCGTTATTCCCTTATGCGTTACTTAACAACGCAAAGTGGATCGATAACTTCAAGGATCTAAACACACCGACCGGCGGCAGAGTAGTTCTGTCATTGCCCCGGACAATACTTAGGGATAAGTGGTCGTCTCCTTTAGAGAATTCAAGGCAACCATATCAGCGTCTGCAACGCGGAACCGTACTGGACCCAAAAGCAAAGATCTTGATCGGCACCGACGGTCACTTGCTTAACAGGTTAAAATCCGGTGAACTTACCGAAAAGGATATCTACTTGTTAGATGAATTCCACGAGCTCAATGGTCAAAAGGTGGCATTATTTCAAGAGTTACTCGAACGCAAATGTCGAGTTATGCTACCATCCGCCACACCTAAGCCCGTACCTGGAATCAACATGGGTATCATGGAGGCTGCTATTCCTCGTAGATTCGCACCTGACATCTGGCCAATAAGTGATTCAATTTCACCAGCAGATGCTTTGCGACAGTTTGGTCCAAATTTCGTTACTCAGTGGCCCCTAACTGGGCCACGCGACGCTGAATCGTTTAAAGACCGTGTACTAATCAAATGCACACACATAAACGGTCGAAACGGTGTTAATGAAACAATGGAAATACTGCAATATGATCAGTGGAACTGCTACGCGCTAACGTCCGAATCAGCGCGTGACCCCATACCTGACTCCGCACAAGTAGTAATCGCTACCGACGTGATCAACACTGGGATATCCCTACCAGGCTTCAAACTCCTGGTCTATGATGGCAAAATGCATTCCGTGCACCAAGGCGAACATCAGTTAACTTGGACCGATCCGGACACCAAACATCAAGGCATGGCYCGCGTGGGGCGGTATGGGCCGGGTGATGTGGTACTCTGTCCAGTTTCTGCTGGAACTGGAGCCACTCCCCAAGTCTACCCCGCGATGTCATATCTTGCATGGTCTATGAATGCTCAAGCACACGATCTACCTCAATTATGCTCATTCAATGATTATAATGAAGGCACTTCACTACAGAGCAAGTACGAGTCAACTAACCTCACTCCGTACCTAGCTGTATCCAAGGAAGTTCCTACTTTCATGAGAGACGCCATTTCTGTTTACCACGCAATCGCCAACATGGGTTGCAGACAATCAGAAATACGCGGTGTTTACAATAAAATTATCATGAATAAGCCAGTAGATGAAAGCTACGAGCTCGTCCAACGGTTCTTCGCCCCGAAATCACGGAACGCCATGCCCTACGAAGCTGTCGTAATGACCATGGCTCAGCATCCTGTTCTCTACATGTGTAGAAATTTAACCCCGAAGACTCAAGTTCCTGTTGCTACTATCTTGGATCTTGAACTATCTCCGAGTACCCCTCGCCTATACGACGCGTACTGTTGTCAAACTGTCAATCCCTTGGTACCATACAAAGCTCGGTTACGGCCCCTTGATGAAACTGATTCTAAAATCAACAACAACTTCATCATAGGAGCTGAATCCAAACCGATACAAGTATACCAACAAATAGTTGACATACACCAGTCACACACGCGAATGGCTAGGGAGGCGCTCACTGACGCTCTAGAAGCAGTTAAAGACCTTCGAATAAAGAAGGACTGGACCGTCGAGACACTCCGGAATGGGTTACGGAAGTGCATAGCTACGCACATCAACAAGCTAAATCGCGAAATAGATACGAACGAGCACAAATCGAATAAACTCAAGTTTAACTTGACTGAATCGTCTCGTATAGATCCGACATTAGCTTATACAATTAAGGGTGGTCAGCAATTCATTCACAATCACAAACTGAACTGCCCTATGTGTAGCAAAACACAACCCCACACACATGTGGGATACAATGGGATGGCTGAGACTAGCTACGATTACAGGGATTCCTGGATTGATTCACTAGTCGAAACAGACGATTTTATCCTCTTCCATCATGGCGATGGATTATCTGAGAATAAGGCTTCCGAAGAAAATAGGAAATCTTTACACTCGACCTCTGGGAATAAGCGTCCGAAGAAAATAGGAACTTTACACCCACCAACCTAGGGCAAAAGACGCCCTACGTGAAGACGGTATAAACTAGTCCGCGATCAACTGTAAACGGAGCTCTTAATTGAGTGCATAACAGGAAAAAACTAATGCCACAAGATCCTCGCGGCCAGAGGACGGCGAAAGCACTTCATCATATGTGCGTTGGAATAAATAAATAAATAAATGTAATAAGGGTTGGTTGGGAAAACACGAACGAAACTGACAAAATAGATTAGCACTAAGTAATCCATCTATCCTGGAAGATGATAAAAGACCAGAAAGGTAATCTAACAATGTTAAGGCAGATTTAAATCGTTGAAGAATCAAGAACTGAACAACTGCCGTCACCTAGCGGTGCCGGTTGGTCAGGAGATGTAAATGGGTTCATCGTCCATAATGAGTCACTGAGACCTTACAAAACATTCATAGATACCACGCCAGATATGGCTCGGCATGCAAAGACGCTTAGATATAGTCTTAAAACTTTACGATAGTAATTTTATGCTTAAACGAGAGGGCGAGGTACCCAGTTGCAATACTGGATCCGCTTGGCAAGCCTCGGAAGTTGGTTTTTGGTGGCATCGGTGTTCGTCCTGAAATGCTTAACTCGATTTAAAATCTAAAGCATCACAATACCACGTTCAACCCCCATCCCCTCTAGGCGTAGGCCTAAGGTGATTTTCCCAACTATATGTAACTACATCCGCTGTAGCCCTCTCTCGCGGGTAGACAGCTCGTCACCCTCCCGGGTAAACACACTAAGTCGTGTTCGAGCAGTCTACGCGTCCGCGTAAAAAAAAAAAAAAAAAAAAAAAAAAAAAAAAAAAAA